ATCCCTTTCTCCGGCAGATCGGCCTGCCATGCTGCTTTGCCTGTTTCTATGTCGAGCCAGAGTTTTAGTTTCCCTCGATTTTCGCTTCTTCCTCTTTGCCAAATTCGAGGAGAGAATTCACAACCTCCTCTCCAATTACATTCAACCCAGGAGAGTCATCTGCAAAGAATTTCGCTTTATTCGCAGTTGTGCATTCCTCGTCCAGATTCCAGCCTTGAACGCATTGCTCAAAAATGGATTTGTTCCATAGGACTAAATCCATCCCGCCGCCACGCTTGTTCTGTGCTGCTTTCACTGCTTTGCTTTTCATTCGTGTAGTCGGCAGATCACATTCGAACTCCCAAACGTCCTTGCTTTTGCGATCCTGGTACTTAACGACAACTTGTGACTCTCCACTAAAATCGACTATTGACGGCATAAATCCTTATTATAAATAACGTAGTTTGAAACGGGTTGCGTCAGTCTGAGCGGTTCCCGAGGTTTGAGTAAATGACATAGTTTCGCTTGCTGCTCCTTCAGTAACCTGTCCATCTGTTCGGACTAATGAAATCTCTGGAATGTAGACCTCAATTTTGCGAGAACCAACAGGAATTTGAATTCCAAGTGAAACATAGCCAGTTGTGGTCAGAGCATTCAAACGAGCAAAATCCACAGGTTTTTTCAGCATCCCCAATGAACCGGAAATCTCCACCTTGTCGCCGATCAGATAGGCTGCCTCCGGATATTCTAATCCGTTCAACGCTCCAGCTTCCGGCGTTGTCAGATTGCGGTTCAAATCCAGAGAAAGTTCTGTAACAACAAAAGAATTTGTAGAATAGAACAGATCAGATGAAGTGTATCCGTCCACTGCGTTTGCTGCTCCGATATAGACCGTTGCCGTTTTTGATTTGAACGGTTTTGTTGAGATCGAACGAGCCGTTGGCATCGCAGGACGCAATTCAAAATCCTCTGAAATTGTCTGTGTCGTATCTGCGGTGAATGTTGCGGCAGAATCCGAGACTGTTTTGACGGTCACGACCTCCACAAGTGAATCGCCGTTGTAAACAGCCACTTGCTGTCCAACAAAGAACTGAGAATCTGCAGGGTCTGCACTGGTTGTGATGACTGCATCGCTACCCGCCGTCACGTCTGCCGTTCCTGTTGGAACAACGGAAACTCCCGAACGGTAGATCCGATTTGACTGCCCTTGAAATTTATATTTCAGAACATCGTCTGCATTGAACTCAATTCCCAACTGACCAAGAATAAAACCTGCTGCGCAGTCCAGAAATTTGTTCTCAGTCAACAACCATGCGCTCAATGTATTGACCTGGTTCAAAAATGTGTAGGTCACGCTCGTTGATGAAACAATGGTTTCTGTCCCGAAAAATGATGTGAGCAAGGTTGCCTCCGGTGGTGCTGTCCCTGCGGAGGCACCTAAACGTGCGTTGATGTTGACACCTGGACTGGCAAAATCATATCCAGTGATCACTTCGTCATTCTGCAAAATTTCGGAACTATATTCTGTGATAGACGCTTTCTTCGGTTCCTGCGAAATGCCGGAAAGTTCCTCGCAGAGCAGAAATGAAGTGTCAGAATCAGACGGCAGTACAATCGTGCCAGGTGTCGATTCTGTAATGAAGTATGCGCCTTTTGACTTATCCCTGACAGGGAGATTGTTATATGCCATGATTCCTCTTTAATATTAGTCGGTTGCGCTGTCGTTAGCAGTGTAAAACTGTACGATGAATGTAAATCGTGCGATTAAATAATTCTGTTCGTGTTCGTCTGTCTGAATAAATTCGGTTCGTGCGAGGTTGGTGTCTAATGCAAGATTGTTCAGAGACCTATCGGCATAGATTGCATTTTCAATTTCCTCTGCAATCGAATCCAAAGTTGTTTCTGAGTCAGTCCCAAATGCCCATGATTCAACAACAATCGTGAGATCCCTCTGACACAGACCAGGATCACCTTTTTCAATTTCAATACGTTCCTCTCGCAGAACATAAATGAAAATTGCAGGAAATCGCTCCTCGCTGACACAATTGTTGCTGTGTCCCAATCCGCCAAAACTCTGCCTAAATCAGTTTGGAAATCAGGCAGTGAGGGCATCTGTCATTGCTGCGAAAGATTCTGCATGACGGACACAGGTGTCTAAATCTTGTAAAACCGTCACTCGAACAGTCCCTGATGTGTCGCCAGAGTATGGGTTGACAAGTAAGTCAAGACCAGACCACAGACCGACAATCAAATCAGAGAAATTCCCGAAAATGATGGCAGAACAGACAGTGCCAGATGCGCCTTTTTCAAGGTTGCTTGGGACTTGATTAGAAACGAGAGTGTTGTAGCCATTCAGAGTTGAACCATCCCAAACAAATTGTGCGGTATTCGATGCTTTCTCAGTCTGCTTCAGTTTGCCGCGCACCTTCGAGTTTGTGACATAGTACAGGCTCCCCAGATCAGCATTATCCTGAGTAATCTCTGTTTCCAGATCGACAACATGCGCCCATGTAGGAGCGGCTCCGTCTGTTCCTCCGACAACTGCTCCGATGCCGGATTCTTGTAAAATTCCGCTTGGCTGATTAGAAGTTCCAGAGCCGTTGATACAGACTCGATCAATCTCTAATCCAAGAGTTCTTGCCAGGTCTTTTCGGATAAATGCCTCGATGTCAATTGAGCTTTGGATCAAGAGTTTGCGGGAGACATTTGTAAATGTACCGACTGTTTCAGGACTCATTGCAATCTGATCAAATGCCTGTGCAGACTCCGTAACTGCTATTGATTCTGCCACCCAGTATGCTGTTGCTCCGCCTGTCTGACGTGGGATTTTAATATCTCCAACCAAACCAGTGAGTTTTGATGCAACTGGATAAACAACGGTAGAGTTGACCAACATATCAATGAATGAAGATGCCAATAAATCAGTTGCGACTGTATGACCACCCGCTGTTGCAGTCCCAACAACCAAATCTCTGCGCAAAACGTCAGTAGGAATCAAAAATCCTTTTGCAGATTTCTTATATTCAGACTGTGCGGCTTCGCTGACTTCCAATTCAAATGCAGCGTCCTCTTGCGCTCGACGATCTGTAGGATTTGTCATCGCATTAATCGCTTTCACGAAAGAGAAACTTCGAGCTTCTTTCTCAGTCAGTCCAATGTCTTGCTTTTCAATCGGACGTGACTTGTATTTCTCCAATACAGCATTTCGGAACTCCAACAACGAGCGTCCACCGGCAACATACTCATGAGCTAACTCAACAGCGTCATGTTGTTTGCCTTCTGCAAGGATTTCTTTCACTCGGCTTCGCTCCAATTGCTCTGCCTGACTGCGTTCCAATTTCACATCGACTTCCGGTTTTTTTGTCGGAGTCGGCTCCTTAACTTCTTCCACTTTATTTTCCATCACGTCTCCTTCTATAGTTGTATGATGGTTTTCAAATTCGGCATTGCGACCGACTCCGACACTATTGTCCAACGGTACAGAAACAATGCTCACCTCTAACGGTTCCCATGAAACCGCTCTAAAAATCTCTGAGACCTTTGACCGGATGCCGTCCTGAACATCCTGAAAAATCTCCTTTGCCAGATCAGAATTTCCGAATTTTACTGTCGCACGTCCGATACGATCTGCATCAATCCTTGCGTCCTTAATCACTCCAATTTGCTTGTCCCAGTCATGATTAAGCAGAAGAGGAGCACCGGAGTTCATGCGTTTCAGATCAACGCTTGACGGATCATGATCCAGAATCTCTGTTCCGAAAAACCGCTCTGCCGGTTCCTCGCTTGAGAAACTCAATTGAACTGTTCTTGCCAGTTCGTCAACCGGTTTGTTTATCGAGAACTCCCGATGCAGAATCCCCGTTTTCAGTTGTTTCTCCATTCTCTGCCTCCAGATTTATGTCGTATTTTTCTGCTAGTTCTTTTTCTATTTTTAACTTCTCTATTAAACCATCCACATGTTCTTTTATCGAATCTATTATGGTATCTATATCCACGTAAACTGCATTACAGGATGAAGATACTTTAATGCACTCATCTTCAAATATTAGACCATTTCTGTCTCTTACAAGTACCCATGAACTCTTTATGTTCTCAACAGAAACATTTTTAGCACATAATTTTTCTGGACTAATGGTTCCTTTATAAACGACCAAATAATTTTCATCTTGAGAAACCATCTCCGTATCAATATCCACAACCGCTCTTGTTTTGTCTCTAAGAGTTAAACCAGAAGCATTGGTTAATGACCCCTCAAATGGAGCATTAGACCCATCTTCTCCTTTTTCACCTATTGGACCAACATCTAAAGCATTAATGCCGGGTGGGCCATCATCTCCAGGCAAACCTTTTGGTCCGACAATGGTTTCTGTAATTAGATTATCGCGGTCTTTCATTGCCTCTATTAAATATTGATAGCTTATTCTGAAATTAAGCCCCCAAGTATCCTCATGTATGTGCCATTGCTCTCTGTTGGTTGTGTCTTTACCATACAAATCGAGGTAATCTTCAATTAATAATGAATAATTTCTAGAATATAACCCAATAATGCCAGAATCAAAAATTACGTTGCATTGGTCAGATGTTAAAT